TTATTTTGCAATTAGTTATTTTCATTATAAACTTCCTTTCAAACACTGCTGAAATAGACGTCTTTTATATTAAAGCGCCACACAGGCGCTGTTAATCACAATTTAGTTCTATCAGTGATTTTAGACTCCATAACTCTTTGATGTGATTCTTTAGCTTCTCGAATCATATCTTTAAATTCTTGACTGTCTATAAAAGCTTTAGCCTCTTCTATTTGCTCTTGAGTAAGCTCTTTACCACCAGTATTGATGTGTAAGTGTTCAATTTCTTTATAAGTACTCATTTTTTCGACTCCTGTTCTTCAAGTTCACTTTTAGTTATAGGTAAACCATTGTTCAATCTATAAGTCAGTTCTTCTTCTGTATAAAAGGGGATTTCAACCATTTCCCACTCTTCAATGTTAATGTCAACTTCTTTAAAATCCATGTTAAACCCTCCTGTGAAATGAATTTTCTATTATTTATAGTAATTACTTATAAAAATACAATCTTTACCTATCTCAAACTTTGTATTCTAAATGTACTCGTAATCCATAGTCTGATTCTTTAGTAACGATTTTCTCTTCTAAATAATCTAAAGTTTTATACTTACCACCATTAATATATGCGTTACAAGAAACGATGTTGTCCATATGATTGACTAATCTTGAAGCATACTCTCTAGGTACATATCCAACGTGAAATTCAGAGTATTCATTTGAAATCATAACTTTTATCGCGTTTTCATCATAAGGATTATCCGGTTCTTTTTGTAAAAATACACCAGGAATAACCTCGTAATCAGAAATTTCATACACCTTGTCTTCATAAAGTAATTCTTCTTTAAGTTCATTTCCTTTCAAATCACTATATAAGAAAAAGAAATCGTCGTTATTTTTCATTTTCTTGATAAGTTTCTTTAATTCTTTTCTACGACCTTCATAATTTAATCCTACGACGTCGAAAATTTCAACTTTAGTTTGTTCATCATCATTAATAGGTAGACAATCATTCGAGATAATTGTTTCCTTATTCTTAGATAATTGCATATAAGTTTTTAAAATTGAGATGAATCCTGTTAAAGGAGAGTTTGTTACGAAATAAACTGTTAATTTTCTATTATCGTTTAATGTTAAAAAAGCTTGGTTTTTCCAAATAGTAACAACAGTGTTATAATCTATCACCTCTGATAATGAGATTTTGAATATATAATCTTCTTCTTTCCTTATAAAACAAATCTCTTCATGTGAAATGAATATAGAACCCATTCTCCTCTTGTTTTCGTCGAATTTTATGTCGCAACTGTCGCTGATTATTGGTTCAAAGTAACTGTATTGATCTGATAATATTTTTTCATCTTGCTTTCTAGGTTTCATTTTACTACCTCCTATAAAATAACTTTTCCAACTAACCTCACACTTTCGTTATCATAAAAATATAAATCTTTATACTTTTTATTTAAAGAAACCAACGTTAATCTATTATCTTCTACATAAACTTTCTTTACGTAAGCATCTCCATTTATAATAAAGACGCCTATTTGTCCATCTTTGATAGTGTGAGATTTTTCAATGAATATAATTTGTCCGTTTTTAAATAACGGCTCCATTGAGTCTCCATTTACTTTTAAAGCTATATCATGTGCGGGGACATAACCTCTTACGAATTCTTTTGAAATAGGCTCGTTATATAATCTTTCGCCAATACCAGCTGACGCACAACCATATATATCCACTTCGGATTTTTCTTGAATGTAAGAATTGAAATCTACCAGATTATCACTGTCATTATTTTGTTCTTCTAATTGATTAGTCGCATATTTTAGTACATTGCTTTGTCTTGGAGGCGTGAGTTTACTGTATATGGAAGTGATGTCGTTATTTTCAATTTTTCTATTCTTAGAAATATCAAACCCCATAAGCCACGCTTCGTTAACGTTTAAAGCCTTTGCTAGTTCAAAGACTTTGTCTTGTTTCGCTTCATATTTTCCGTTTAAATAATCGCTAATTGAGTTTCTACCAATACCAGTCCTTCTTGATAGCTCTGATTGAGATATCTTCCGTTCAGACATAATTTGCTTTAATCTATCCTTAAAACTGTTCATATTTCTGAACACCTCCTAAGAACATAATACTACGTACAATGACGATTATCAATAATTTTTAACAAATATTGTACAGAAAAATGTATTTTATGTGTTGACTTATTTGAACAAAGGTGTTTTAATTGATTTGTACAGAAAACCGAACAAGAAGGGAGGTGAGTTTATGATATACAATTTCGATTATAGTTTGCTGTACGAAAGAATGGCAGAGTATAGATATAGCCAAAGTTCTTTAGCGAACGCAATCCCTATTTCAAGGACATCTATTAATCACAAGTTGCAAGGAAAAAATTTATTTACACAATGGGAAATAAAACGAATCTGTGAATTATTAGAAATCCCACCAACAAAAGTAGGTAGATATTTTTTTGAACAAAATGTACAGAAACCTGTACAAATGTCGTAACAGGAGGAAACTATGGAACAAATCACATTAACCAAAGAAGAGTTGAAAGAAATTATAGCAAAAGAAGTTAGAGAGGCTATAAATGGCAAGAAACCAATCAGTTCAGGTTCAATTTTCAACAAAGTAAGAATCAGCCATAACGATTTTGATGAAATTAATAAAAAGTTTGCTTATACAGAACGTTTAAGAGGTGCTGACAATCTCGGCTTAGGACATCCATTATCTTTGAAGAAATATCAACACGGAATAGGATGTTATGAAAATTACAAAGCATACGCTAGTGAAATTCATGACCACATTAGAAAACTTACATTATCAGCTTTTGGTGTAACGCTTAATTCTGATTTAAAAGAGAGTGAATACGATGAAGCTAGCAGAATGTATGACATGTTGAAGAACTTTTATTTATATCGTTACCAAAAACGAATTGAAACCTTGTCAATTGAAGATTTCGAATAAAGGAGGAACTACAAATGTTACAAAAATTTAGAATTGCGAAAGAAAAAAATAAATTAAAACTCAAATTACTCAAGCATGCTAGTTACTGTTTAGAAAGAAACAACAACCCTGAACTGTTGCGAGCAGTTGCAGAGTTGTTGAAAAAGGTTAGCTAAATTCAACGGTAAGGATTTGCCCTGCCTCCACACTTAGAGTTTGAGATCCAACAAACACATAAGTTTTAGTAGGGTCTAGAAAAAATGTTTCGATTTCCTCTTTTGTAACAGTTTCAATTCCTTCATATCCTGGAAAAACAATTTTCTTTAAATCCGAAACATGTTTTTTTGAACCATCCTTTAAAGTAACTAGAAGTTTCATACTTATCACCTCCTTAGGTTGATAACAACATTATACACGAAAGGAGCATAAACAATATGCAAGCATTACAAACAAAATCGAACATAGGAGAAATGTTCAATATTCAAGAAAAAGAAAATGGAGAAATCGCAATAAGTGCAAGAGAGTTATATAAAGCTTTGGAAGTTAAAAAGCGTTTTAGCGCTTGGGCAGAAATTAACTTGAAGCATTTCAAAGAAAATAGGGATTTTACAAGTGTACTTACAAGTACGGTTGTTAATAACGGAGCTGTAAGACAACTAGAAGATTATGCTTTAACACTTGATGTAGCTAAACATGTTGCAATGATGTCAGGTACAGAAAAAGGTTTTGATTTTAGAGAGTACTTCATCCAAGTTGAAAAAGCATGGAATAGCCCAGAAATGATTATGCAACGTGCTTTAAAAATTGCTAACAACACAATCAATCAATTAGAAACAAAGATTGAACGTGATAAACCAAAAATTGTATTTGCAGATGCAGTAGCTACTACTAAGACATCAATTTTAGTTGGAGAGTTAGCAAAGATCATTAAACAAAACGGTGTAAACATCGGGCAACGCAGATTGTTTGAGTGGTTACGTCAAAACGGATTCCTTATTAAACGCAAGGGTGTGGATTATAACATGCCTACACAGTATTCAATGGAACGTGAGTTATTCGAAATTAAAGAAACATCAATCACACATTCGGACGGTCACACATCAATTAGTAAGACGCCAAAAGTAACAGGCAAAGGACAACAATACTTTGTTAATAAGTTTTTAGGAGAAAAACAAACATCTTAATAGGAGAACACTATGGAACAAATCACATTAACCAAAGAAGAGTGTGTCGAACAATGCATCAATAAAGACTTAAAACTTTTAGATTATCGAGTTCAACAAATTTTAGAAGGTGTTCTATCAGAAAGTACCACATACGGTGATGCAAGAAATAAATTAGAAACATTGAAAATTATTGCTGAATCTCATTTTAAAACCGAACATGCTTCAGTTATTTACAAATTAGCATTGAAAAAGTTAGACAAAAAAATCAACGCCACTCCAATTAAAGAGTGACGAAAAAGGAGGATTTCAAATGTTTAAGATTTTAAATGATATAAAAACTTCTTTAAAAAACCATCCTTGGGGTTGGAAAGAGCACTTACCTTATTTACTGATGTTAACTCTGTCACTTGTGGCTCTGATTTTCGGTGTTCTGTCCGCGATTCTATGATAACAGGTTTTATATAGATTCCTTACCTCCTCTCTGTAGGAGATAACAATATTATACACGAAAGGAATGATAGAAATGCCACATGTATTAAACGTAACCGTTCCAATACCTGAAACACACGTGCTTATCACAAAAGATGAATATGAAGAGTTAATAGCTTACTCATTAGACCCTGTATGGAACATGAGCGACTTAAAGAAGAAATTAAAAATTGCATCTGATGAGACTATCAAGGACAGATTACTATTTCATCCTAGATTTGAAAAAGAACTAAGAGCGCAAGGAATTGTGCATTACCCAGATGAGAATTTTAATCGCTGGAGATTTAACGCAAGAAAGATGAATAAATTCGTCGATGAGCATTTCAATGAAATATATAAGGAGAGAATAAAATGAGCAACATTTATAAAAGCTACCTATTAGCAGTATTATGCTTCACAGTCTTGGCAATTGTACTTATGCCGTTTCTATACTTCACCACTGCATGGTCGATTGCGGGATTCGCAAGTATCGCAACATTCATATTTTATAAGGAATACTTTTATGAAGAATAAAAAAACTGTTACTCACGGCAATGAGTAACAGTCTAAACAATTAGAAAATTAATGCATATTCAATATAAAACGAAATAAAGGAAGTGTCAACAATGTACTACAAAATTGGCGATGTATGTCAAAAAGTAATTAATGTAGACGGATTCGATTTTAAATTAGCAGTTAAGAAACAAGATTACAGCATTCTAGTGAATGTCTTAGATTTAGAAGATAGATTTATCGACGGTATAAATATAACAGATGAGAATGATCTATACACAGCATTAGACATATTAAATCAATCTATTTATGAATGGATTGAAGAGAACACAGACGAAAGAGACAGGCTAATTAACTTAGTCATGAGATGGTAGGTATAAGCATGAGAGATACAGAAAGAAATATATTGAATATTTTTAAGACGTTATTCGACGAATATACTTTGTCAAACCAACGAGCATTATTGGAAATTGAACGTAATCATCACGGATACTTATCGATTAATTTCTTACACTATCACGACAGTTACAAAACAAACAATAAGCTTGTGCAGATACATGAAATCAATCCAGACAGCCATGAACGAATAAAAAATTTAATTATCGAGGTGCTAAGAGGTCATCGGAAGATTAAAAAAGGAGCATGAGGAAAGATATGAAAATAAATAAGTTAACTATATCAAACTTTGCTGGAATCAAAGAAGAAAGCTTTAACTTTAACGGCAAAGATGCAAAAATATACGGCAATAATGCAACGGGTAAGACTACGACAGCAACCGCATTACAATGGCTGCTTTTCGATAAAGGTTTGGACGGATCAACCAAATCATTTAACCCTGTATCTTTAAACGAAAAAAACGAAGAAAATTATGAGTTAATTCCGACTGTTTTCGCAGAATTTGAAATCGACGGAAAAATTACGACTTTTAAAAAAGAGTCACATCCTAAATACACAATAAATCAAAAAACGAATCGCAAGGAATACTCACGAAGTCGAACGAAGAAACAATATATCAATGATGAATCAATAAAAGTAAAGGATTATAAAGCTCGTATTGATGAACTGATTGATGAAGATGTATTCAAGTTAATTACGAACCCTCAAGCATTTAACTTACTAGATTGGAAGAAGCGAAGAAGTTTGTTGTTTGAAATTGCTAAACCAATCAATGATGAGGATGTCATTAAAACAAATGATGATTTTAAAGAATTAAATAATATTCTTGGTGATCATGAAATTGAAACAAAGAAAAAAATTCTTACTGACAAGATAAAACAGATTAACAAAGACATCAAAGATATTCCGATACGTATTAATCAAACACAACAAAATAAGCAGGATGTACCAGAATTCGATAATGATAGATACGCAATTATCAAACAAGAAATTGAGCAACTTGAAAATGAGCGTATAGATATTCAAAACGGTAAGGAAGAAATTAATTTGCGTAATCAATTAGCTGATAAACAATCAGAATTGAAACGCATAGAAGACAATAACAGCGCAAGTAATGAGAACAAAATCCATGCTTTAACAAATGAATTACACGTTGAAAATGGAACGGTAGCAAACCTTAAAACGAGATTAAAGCAAAACAAACAACAAATCACGCATGAAGAAAATAGACGTAATCAATTATTAGAAAATCATAAAGGATTAAAAAGTGATTTAGAAAAAGCTAAAAATCAAAAATTTGAATATCTTGATGACAATGTATGTAGTTGTTGTGGTCAACAGTTACCAGCTGAACAAGTGAATGAGGCAAGAGAAAAAGCATTGCAGAAATTCAATGCTGGCAAATCGAAAGAATTAGAAACAATACAAACATCTATCAATCACATTATTTCAGAAGGCAAGAAAATAAAGCCAATCATCGAGAAGTTAGAGGATGACAATAATAATCTTCAAATTAAAATCAACGAAGCAGAAGAGCGTTCAGCAAGAATACAAAACAAAATTAATAAGTTGAAAACGACTCATGTTGACGTTACACAAACTGACGAATACAAAGCAGTAATGTTAGAGATAAACGAGATTAATCAAAAACGCTCGAACATTAGGAAAACTATTCAAGATAACGTTTCAGGAATAGATGACAAAATAAGCGAACTTACTCAAGAAAAATCAGAAATTGAAGTGTCAAGATCAATCGAAAAATCAAATAAACATCTAGATGATGTTATTTCTGAATTAAGAAATGAAGAAGATAGATTATTGGATGAAAAAGAAAAGTATTCACATGACCTTTATATCTTAAAAGAATTTACAACAACAAAAGTCAAAATGCTTACTGAAAATATCAATAATGAATTTGAGATTGCTGAATTTAAGTTATTCAATACCTTAGTTAACGGCGAATTAGAAGAAACATGTTCCACAACGGTTAACGGCGTCGAATACGACAGCGGTTTAAATAACGCCTCAAGAATTAATGTTGGCTTAGATATCATCAATACACTGTCAAAACATTTTAAAGTTACAGCGCCAATATTTATTGATAATGCTGAATCAGTAACAGAGCTTATCAAAACAGAATCACAACAAATTCAATTGATAGTAAATGAACAAGATAAAAAATTAAGAATGGAGACTATATAAAATGACTGAAAATAATAAATTACAAACTATTGAACAACAATTAGTACAAGAAAAGAACGTATCTGACAACGTATTAAACAAAGTGAGAGTTTTAGAGTCACAAGGCAATTTGGAATTGCCAAATGATTATTCACCAAGTAATGCCATGAAACAAGCATGGTTACAAATCAGCCAAGATAACAAATTAATGAGTTGTAACGATACAAGCAAAGCAAATGCCTTATTAGACATGGTAACGCAAGGTTTAAATCCAGCTAAAAATCAATGCTACTTTATTCCTTACGGCAACAAAATGCAGTTACAACGTAGCTATCACGGTAATGTAATGATGTTAAAACGTGATGCAGGTGCTCAAGATGTTGTTGCTCAAGTGATTTATAAAGGCGATACATTCAAGCAAGAAATGGGAGGAACAGGACGTATCAAAGCGATTAAACACGAACAAGACTTCTTTAACATCGACAAAGAAAACATTATCGGTGCGTACTGCACAATCGTATTTAATGATGGACGAGATAACTATATTGAAGTCATGACTATTGAACAAATTAAACAAGCATGGATGCAGTCATCAATGATTAAAGATGAAAAAGCATTACAAAATTCTAAAACACATAATAATTTCAAAGAAGAAATGGCTAAAAAAACAGTTATCAATAGAGCTGCTAAACGTTATATCAACACATCAACAGATAGCAATCTTTTCAAATACGCACAAGAATCCGAACAACGTCAACGCAAAGAAGTGTTGGACGCAGAAGTTGAAGAAAATGCAAATCAAGAACAATTGGACTTTGAACAACCAGTTCTCGAAGAAGCACAATACACAGAATTAGAAAATGATAAGCCTATTGATGTATCTGACTTTGAAGAAATAAAAGAACCTGCAACAGAAAAAGAAAGCGAAGAAGAGCCATTTTAATTGAAACAATAGCAACTGGTTCAAGTGGTAACTGCTACGTCTTAAATGATGGACGTACTACGTTACTACTTGAGTCAGGTATAAAATTTGAACGTGTTCAAAAGCATTTTAAATATAAAACAAGACATATAGCAGGGTGTCTTATCACACACGAACATGGTGATCATGCAAAGTACACAAAGCAGTTTGTCGACAATGGTGTAATCAGCTATATGACTGCTGGAACACAACAAGCTATGAATTTTGAAAGTCAT